CATCTCCGGCGAGGAAGAACGCTTCCGTATGGCAACTGAGGTCAACCTCAAAGCCCTGCGCCATCTTAACGAACACTTCGACAAAGCCGACGAAGAGGATGAGCTTGTGCCAATCTCCCGCGCCCTTAGTGTATTCGCCGACACCAGCGACCGCGTTGGCCTTTCCAAGAAGTCCACCAACCTAAACATCAACGTCGACTTCGCAGCCAAGCTTGAAGGTGCAATCGCCCGCTCCGCAAAATCTCGGCTTGTAGAAGGACGATGTCTCCCCACCCCGGCCCTACCTTTTCAGGAATCCAAGCCTGTGGCTCGTAGCTATATCGAGGGCAACCTTGTGCGCAAAATCTAATTGCGGTCCTATCCTCCCGGATGCCGCAATAAGGACCCAGCTTGAGACGGCTCCGCTGAATGAACGGCAGTGTGGCTGGCTCGCTGGGTCCTTTCCTCATTGAGGCTGATATGCCTAGCTTTCGATATGACACAACTAAGGAAGCCTTTACCAAGACTTGTTCTTGTTGTGGCTTCGAGGCTATTGGTGTCAAAGATAAGGAAGCTAGTATTGAAATCTTCCTTAAGACATTTGCACAGTCAAATGGCTCATCTGATGCCGCTGACAATATGCAGTCACGTTGTTGGATTTGCAACTCGCATAGACGTCGCAGTCTTGGTATAACCTTAGAGCTTTTACGGGATATGCATGAGTATCAAGAAGGTTGTTGTGCTATATGCGCTGTACCAATCTCATTAGATCGAGGTGCCTCGAATCCTGCCAATGTCGATCACAATGATAAAACAGGCAAGGTTCGCCAACTACTTTGTGGAAACTGTAACAGAGGCTTAGGCCTCTTTTTTCATAACGTTGAATTGCTTCAAGCTGCGATTGAGTATTGTCGTCATCATGGAGACAGTGATGAACGATGAGCTTATGGATTGGCTTGCCTCAGTCAAGGATGATCCATTAGCCTTTACTATGGGAGCATATCCATGGGGAGAAGAAGGAACTGTACTTGAGAAGTTCGACGGCCCTGACCAATGGAGTCGTGACCTCTTTGAATTGATTCGAGTAGGGCTTGTAAATCACAATGAGGCTATTCAAATAGCCACCGCCTCCGGGCATGGGATTGGCAAATCTGCTACAGTATCATGGATTATTCTTTGGGCATTTTGCACCTTTCCTGACTGTCGTGGAGTCATTACAGCGAATACTGAAACTCAGCTTAAAACTAAGAGTTGGGCGGAGGTTGGGAAATGGTTCAATCTTTGCTTTTTTTCGCGTGACCACTTTACCCTAACCGCAACGGCACTGTTCAGTAAGGACCCAGATCGCGAGCGCACATGGCGCATCGACATGATCCCATGGTCTGAGAAGAACCCCGCCGCGTTCGCCGGGCTGCACAACCAAGGCAAGCGAATTATTCTCATATTCGACGAAGCCTCAGAAATCGCTGACATCATCTGGGAAACAGCCGAAGGCGCCCTTACCGACAACGACACTGAAATCCTATGGCTCGTCTTCGGCAACCCAACCCGCAACACCGGCCGATTCAGGGAGTGCTTCGATGGACGACACGCAGAGTTCTGGCACAGCCGTCAGATCGACTCGCGTAGTGTCAAGGTCACCAACAAAGCTCGCTTCGACAAATGGATCAAAGCCTATGGCCTCGATTCCGACTTTGTTAGAATACGTGTCCTCGGACAGTTTCCCCGAGTGGGCGAAATGGAGTTTTTCAGCGCTTCTGATATTGACGCTGCCATGTCCGATGAACGATCAGTGTTTGTCGATGCTTTCACTCCACTTGCAATCGGGGTGGACGTTGCTAGATTTGGTGCCAACAATTCGGTCATCTTCCCCCGTAAGGGTCGCGACGCAAGAAGTATTGCTCGGAAGGTTTTTAATGGAATCAACACTGTTGAATTAGCCAATCACGTTCATGGATGTTATGATGAATGGCGACCAGATGGAATCTTCATCGACGGAGGCGGTGTCGGCGGAGGTGTTGTCGACAATTGTCGCAATCAGCGCCTGTTTGTAGTCGAAGTCCAATTCGGAGGCAAGGATGACATCACAGGAGTCATCTTCGACAACGCTGGCGAGAAGTACGCCAATAAGCGCGCCGCAATGTATGGAGCACTGCGAGCGTGGATTAAGTCAGGAATGTTGCCTCGTGATGACACCCTCCGGTCTGCAATGCTTGCTATACGTTACACCTTCAACAAGCAAGACTGTATCCAACTCGTAAGCAAAGAAGACCTGATGGAGGACAACTCTAACCTTGTCCTCGACGACCTTGACGCCTTGGCGTTGACCTTCGGCGGACCCCTTTCCAAGAACGCCTTCGCTGGTGGCGACTTCCCCCATAAGCCAATGGTTGAGATTGAGTACAACCCATACGACGACGAGAGGATGTTAGCCTAATGGCCGACCCCGTATCTCTATCCCTCCTGGCCCTTGGCGGCGCTGCTGGCGGCGGCCTATCCACACTCCTCAATGGGTCCGCTGGCGGCAGTGCCACCCCTCCCGCACCAACCGCCGCTCCGCCGCCCGCTCCCCCAATTCAACAACCATCCGGCACTCCTGGCGGGGCAGCTGCAGCTGCTGGTGCCACTGGCCCAGGCACATCTTCCCCCAGCTTCGTTGGCTCTAGTAGCCTGCCTCAGCAGCAAGGGTATGGAACCAAAACCCTCTTGGGGCAATAATGTCCATCGTAGTCCCCTTTTCCCAACCGCAGCCATCTGAGACACTGGGGTCTGGCAATTCTGCCGCTCCCCCCGGAGACCCTTTTACTCTGATGGCTGCGGCCCAAATGCACAGCGAAGGTCGCCTCATAGACCCAGCCTCTGCTCCTCAAGCCCAACCTCAAACCCCTGTGAAGCCAAATGCCACAAACACTCGACGACGCAGGGTATAACCTCTATCGCTATGTCGAAGGTCGCCTACTGGGCCTGCGCACCAATCGGTACTCCTTTTGGACCCATTGGCGCGAGTTGGCCGACTACTTCCTCCCTCGACGCTATCGGTGGATTGTTACCCCGAACATGATGAGTCGTGGCTCGCCAATCAACCAACATATCTTAGACAGCACTGGGGTTATCTGTGCACGCAATCTGGCTGCTGGGCTTGTTAGTGGGAAGTCTAACCCTACCCGCCCTTGGTTTCGCCTTCGTATTGGAAAGATTGATTCAACACAGACTTCACCTGTGAGCCTTTGGCTAGCTGAGTGCGAACGCCTGCTCTATATGATCTTCGCTGAATCCAATTTCTACAACTGCATCGCCACCTTCTACTACGACCTCGTCGTCTTCGGCACTGCAGTTATATTGATTTACGACGATTTCGACAACGTCATCAATTGCTACAATCCCTGCGCAGGGGAATACTACGTCGACATCGATGGCAAATATCGCCCTTGTGTCTTCTATCGCGAATTCACAATGACTGTCGACGCAGTTGTCAATCGCTTCGGCCGTGACAACGTCAGCGCCTCAACCCTCCAACTCTATGACGACAACGCCGGGGCCAACCGCACTCGTGAGCTAATCGTTGCCCACGCAATCGAACCCAACGACGATGGCAACGCGTCCAAATTCGGCTTTGCCAGTCGGTGGAAGTTCCGTGAATGTTATTGGGAATGGGGTGGCTCCGCTTCGCCGCAGGGCGGTGGTAATGCCCCACCCGGCTTCCTCGAACGAAAGGGTTACTATGAACAACCAGCAATCATCGGCCGATGGGACCTCGTCTCAAACGATGCCTATGGTCGTAGTCCGGGCATGGACGGACTACCTGACCAGAAACAATTACAACTTGAGTCTCGTAGAAAAGCCCAAGCGATTGACAAGATGGTCAATCCTCCGCTTGTTGCTGATGTCCAACTCAAGAATCAGCCAGCTTCGCTTCTACCAGGAGGAATTACTTACGTCAGCGGATACGCCGCGAGTGGGAAGCCCGGATTTAGTTCTGTGTATGACACGAAGTTCCCGGTTAATGAAATTACCGAAGACCTAAACGAAGTTCGCCAACGCCTGTCAAAGACCTTCTTCAACGATGTCCTAATGACTGCCAGCCAATTCGAAACCCGCTCCAATGTGACGGCCATGGAATGGGACATGCGTAAGTCCGAATCCATGGTCCTCCTCGGCCCTGCCCTTGAGCGGATCGACTTCGAAGTCTTGGCCCCAACCATCGATCGTGTATTCGCCATTGCCCAGCGCGCTGGCATCCTCCCTCCCGCTCCGCCAGAAATCCAGGGCAAGATGATAAACATCGAATACATGTCGATGCTCCAGCAAGCCCAAGCCGCCGCAGCCAGTGGCGGAATCGAGCGCTTGCTCCAAATAACCGGCAACATCGCTGCCCTCGACCAAGGCATCCTCGCCAAGATTGACTTCGACTATACCCTTGACAAATACTCACATCTACTAAACAATGATCCTAGATTGATGAGAACTGACGACGCTGCGCAGCAAATCCGAGATCAACAGGCGCAGCAAGCCCAGCAAGCCCAACAGGCCGACAACGCCCAGAAGCTTGCTGTAGCCGGACAGACCATGTCACAGACCGATGTCGGCGGTGGCAAGACGGCCCTCCAGCAAATGGGGATAGGTCAGTGACCAAAGCGGAGCTACTCACCGAACTAGCTACCGTCTCCGATGACGCAGTCATTACTGTCTGTAGTCTTGACGGTTGTGTAAACGACATCGCCGTAGTTCTGAGTGCAAAAGCATCCCCTGACTTTCTAAAGCGGGATGAAGTCTACCTCCATCCAACCGATGGCCGCATTGATGTATGACGCCTCCTCACGCAAGGACGTTCGCAAGGCTGAGAAAGCCGCTCGCCTTGCATCGGCCCAGGATCGTGAAGCAATCCGCAAGATCATGATCGACACCTTTGGCCGAGCTTGGATGTGGCATAAGCTCTCGGCCGCCCGCGTGTTCAGCGATCCATTCACTGGCGACCCTTTAGTCGAAGCCTACAACAAAGGCTATCGCAACTTTGGCATGATGCTCCTTGGCGACATTATGCTCTACTGTCCCGATCAATATATCCAGATGACTCGAGAGGCACTTGAAAATGAGCGACGCATCAACAACGACAACGCCCACGACGCCCCCGCCACCTCCAGCGAACACTCCGGAGTCGAGGACGCCAACGGGGGAGATAAAGGACGTCAACCAACCGACGTTGACGACGGAAGTGAAGACGGAGCCGGCCGCTACAACCACTGAGCCGAAGCCAGAGCCGAAGGTTGAAGCCAAGACTGAGCCTGTCAAGGTCGATCCAACCAAGGTCCCTGAGACTTACGCCGACTTCACCGTTCCCGAAGGAATGGCGATTAACAAGGAAGCCCTCGAAGCTGCCTTGCCTGTGTTCAAGAAGCTGGGGCTAACTCAAGACCAAGCTCAAGAGTTGGTTAACGTTCAAACCGCTCGTGAAGCCACTCTGGCGAAAGCCGGTCAAGGCGACTACGCCTCAATGCGCGAAGGCTGGCGCAAGGACGTCTTGGCCGACACGTCATTGTCGGCTGGTGGCAAGGTCAAGCCTGAGGTTCTCCAAACAATCGGCCAAGCCATTGATGGCATTGGCGACCCAAAGCTTGCCGCAGATTTTCGCCAGGTGATGGACACCACTGGCGTTGGCGACAATCCCGCCTTTGTGCGCACCCTGTTCAAAATGGCTTCGCAGTTGACCGAAGGCCGTCCTGTCGCAGCCGGTGGCCCATCCGTTCATGGCCAAACGGCTCCTGGTGCCAAGCCCACTTCAATCGCCGCTGCTATGTATCCGAATCTCAAGTGACCATGCCTCAGAGTAGGTTGAACGCTAATGCCAGATTGGTCAGGTGAGTGTATGCACC